TATGTAGATGAACATATTATTCAGAGAATTGTAAATGCCGACGGGCGCATTAAGTACAAAGATGTGAGAAAAATTAGCGTTGGGTTGTCTAAAAAAGATATTATCAGTTACCGATGTAAAAAGAAGGGGGCCTTTTACAATTGCTTTGTTCTTATTATTCGCATTAAATTTCATGGTAAATTTAAAGAGATACACGTTAAAATATTTAATACTGGAAAACTTGAAATTCCAGGAATTCAAAACGACGATTTGCTAATACAAACGCTCGACATTCTAGTAGAGACAATTAAAAAATATGTATCAGACGATCTAACATATGATAATAAAAAAACAGAAACAGTTCTAATTAACTCCAACTTTAAATGCGGCTATTTTATAGACAGAGAACGGCTATTTGATATTATTAAGTCAAAATACAACATTAATAGCTCATATGACCCTTGCTCATATCCCGGTATTCAATGTGAATTTTATTACGATTCCAGTATAGATATACAGACAGGGAAAAAACCGATTTCAAACACCTTTACAAAAGTATCATTCATGATATTTAGAACAGGCAGTGTATTAATTGTAGGTAAATGCACAGAAGAAATTCTTAATAATATATACTTATTTGTTAGAAACATGTTGGAGACAGAATTTAATGAAATTAATATACCAAATATGGATGATTTGGCAACAAAGAAGCCATTCACCAATAAACAAAGTAGAAAAAAAACAATAATTATTAAAATAGAATAATTAATAGTATATTTAATCGTTAATTTTCATAAATTTATATAAACATATTTTTTGTTTATATAAGTATTTAAAGCTTTTAAATAAAATAGTATATAAATGACTTCTGAAACAAATTACTCAGCTCCGAGCAATACCTGCTTACAACACGCCGTTAAAATAGCCATTGTTGAAGATCGTCCTATTATGATGGACTATTGGACTAATTCGCACGATAAGAATGTTCTCATTGGTGTAAAAGAGGATGGCGAGAAGCTTCTCGTAAAAAGCGAAGACGAATACACCTCGCCTATTTCTAAAATTTTCAAAGTTGAGACCGAATACATTATTGTAACAGAGAATTCTTTATACATTGTTGATTCTACTATTCCCACCAAAAGAATCAGTTAAAACATCTGACGCGTGTGTTAGAGTATATGCTAATGCGTTCTCATCGTGTTTTGTTTTATTCGTTTTAAATAAATCTGCAATGCTAGATACTAGCGGATCATCGGGATTTGGGTCGTTCATTAGCGAACATATGCTAAGCAAAACCTTACTTACAGATAATGCTGGGCTCCATTGGTCCTTCAATATATCAAGGCAAATTGCCCCACTACTACTAATGTTACAATGATATATTTTAGTCAAGAACGAAACACGAGGCGGTTTAAATGGATAATCAGATGGAAACACAATTTTTAGATAAAAAACGCCATTGTGATAAGGGCTGTCCTCTGGGCCTATGATTGTTGCCTGCCATTCATACAAATTATCTGTGGCTGGACCGGCCGAACAATTTGCCGGCGGAGTTAGTAACATCTCATTTAAATCTGCTTTTATCCGCTTTATTGTAGTCATATACTAAATATGATTACAATTATATTTATACTATTTAATTAGTGTATTTGTATTCACAAAAAAAATGATTTACCTACAATACCGAATATTACTAACAGAATCCCGAAAACAACCTTTAACTTGGTATTCATACTATTTAGATACGTAGTTTATTTTTATATGGATTAATATCATCTTTAACCACTATATTTAACGGCGGCGCCTTGTAGACTTATTTCTCGTCTTGTCGTTGTTATTTCGGCTACGTTTTTGCTTGGCTCGCTTAACCGAAAACGTGGTCCATGGTTGAGACGGTCTGTCGGGCATATACGGCGCTAGATGGTCCCATTGTGCGTGTCTCTCTATGAAATCCTTGGCTACAAATGCATCGCCGCACGAAGACCCCCACCTGGCGGAAAATCCCATTTTCTTTGCGAGCGCGGTGTCCGTCACTATACCGTCGAGCGCACCTAGAGGCTGGAACGGTTTGGGTCTATCAGACTGCGACATATATTCACGGTTGTCGCGCTCATAATGACTACAGCATGTTCTGGAACTAGGATTAATGCGGTTAAGGTAGACGTCGTAATGATCGGCCAGTATTTTTTGTCCAATATCAATGTCTATCTTTCCTTTGTGTTGCTTCATCAACTGTGTAAGCCGAACGCGTCTAGCACCTTGGTGGCGGCGAATGTCATCAAAACCCGTATTCTTACATTCAATATTTCTTATACGATCGTCGGTTGGGCCATTAAAACCGACAAAGTATCCGTTCTTCTTCTTCTCAACCTTTACGAATTTAAGTCCTAATTCAACGCGCATAATAGTATTTGTTTTAGTATCACCAAATAACCACGAGTTAGCATAGTCACCGCCATTGTTTTTGGTCAGCATATCTACACAATCATCCAGCGAATCTGCGTATTGAACCACATTGCGTATACGACAGCAAATAGGGTCGTTCAGTTCAAATACGTTAAATCCACCCAACGTGGTCTCTGTACATATTAATCCGTTGCTATTTACGAAATAGTCGGTTCCGCTGGCAATGTGTCCGGGAGGCGACTGCATTATAAACGAATGGCCTTTTGTTGGCTTGACCTCTACGATTATATTACAGTGTTGCGCTTCAACGAAGAAATCAAACGTATTGTGAGCGCAAACTATCTTTCCATCCTTTGTGTAATCGCCTACAGCAATAAATCCAGTACATTTATCCATTTTCATAGCATAATCAATTGTTTTTACTTCGCTCGCCTTATCACCAGCAAACATATGTCCATACTTTTTATTAAGCTTTTCATTATCAACTACAAGACGCGGTATATAATCGGCAATATATGGAATACTGTAACTACAATTCCACATCAAAATATCGTCCATTGATATTTTGGTGCCGCGTGCGTTTGCTCCCTCCTTAATACCGCGAATCTCCTCGTAAAATTCGGGGTAGTTATTTTTAATTTTTGTTCCATATAACTCGGCTATTACTTCTGAAAAGAATTCGCGAGTGAAACCATATGTGTCCATAAGACTGAAATCAAGAATTCTAAACATGCTCTTTAATTCGGCAGCAACTAAATAACCATTTGCATATCCTCGTTCATAAGGACCACCACGTATATTAATTCGTATCCACCCATTGGTTTCGCTTCTAGAACCATTCTTAACCGAAGTCATATATATATATATATATTCATATTAAAACAATTGGCAGTAATAATAATTTTATAGTTGCTCGCGTATTTTTTCAATCTGTTCGGTTTTCAATGTTTCTGGAAATACAACTGTGAAATCAATTACTAAATTCCCCACATTATCATCGCGTTTCATTCCCATCTTAGGTATAAGTTTTTTGTATCCAGGAGTTATTATGTTGCCCATATTATTAGTAATTTGAAAATTCCGACCATCAACATATTTCAATGTAAATTCAAAGCCACAAAGTGCTTCTTTTAACGAGATTGTTTTACAATATATTAAATCCAGACCGTTTCTGGTATACTCTGTTTTATTCTCAATCTTTACAAAGATTTTAACATCGCCTTTATTTACATCGCTTATTATATTGCCCTTTTCTCTCAAGATGATTATTTCGTTCTCGTCTATACCCGGCGGGATTTTAACATACAGTACTTCAGTCTCCTCGGACTTTATATTCCCATGCATAATCCATCTGTCTACTTCTAATGGAATATTACAGCCAGCGTAAGCTGCCTCTATTGGTATTTTAATGTGCTTGATTATAGGAGTCGGTTTTTGCATTGATTGTCTAATATTTATATTTGGCATACCGCCCATATGGAAAAAATGAGTTTGTGAATTGTTTGTCTCGAATTGCGGAGACATTCCGTGAAACAAACCGCCACCAAATATGTCCCGCAAAATATCCTCAGGATTTACATTTCCGTGCATTTCATCCATACCGAAAATATTTGCCATTCCACCCATATCGTATTGTTTTCTCTTATCATTGTCTCCTAATACCTCATATGCCTCGCTTATTTCCTTGAACTTTTCACTAGATTCTGGACTGTTACCGTTCCTATCTGGGTGTGTTTCTAATGATAAACGTCTGTATGCGCGCTTAATTTCATCGAATTTTGCGTCTGATTTTAATCCCAATTTAGAGTAGTATCCTTTTGAATCAGACATTAATATATCATACATACATAAACTTAAATAATAATTTACGAATTAAATAAAATGGATTTGCCCTTTATATATAAATATCAACCGATGTTTTTACAAGATTTTGAAATGGATGACAAATTATTAGAGCTTATACAGATTCTAATAAAGATGGATAATCTAAATATATTATTTGTAGGCAACAGTGGATGCGGTAAAACATCTCTTATAACTGCTATAATCAGGGATTATTATGATAATATGAACTACAAAGATAATGTTCTATATATTAATACCTTGAAGGATCAGGGAATCTCTTACTATCGCAATGAAGTTAAAACTTTTTGCCAGACCTCTACTAATATTGTAGGCAAAAAAAAGATAATAATTCTTGACGACTTGGACGTTATAAATGAACAGAGTCAGCAAGTATTCAGAAATTTTATTGATAAATATAGTCATAATGTTCATTTTATTGCATCGTGTACTAACACAAATAAGGTAATTGAGAGTATTCAGTCGCGTATGAGCACTACCAAAATAAAGGCTCTACATACTGCGAATTTATCCAAAATACTTAAGCGAATATGTAAAATAGAAAATATTTCAGTTGAACAGGAAGCAGAGGATTTTATTCTCTCAATATCGAATAATTCGGTTAGAATAATGATAAATTATTTAGAAAAATTTAAACTATTGTCTAGCAATATAACTCTTGAGATTGCTATTAGTGTATGTACTAATATTAGCTTTCGTGATTTTGAAAGTTATACAAACATATGTAAGGTGAATAAAGACCTGCATACAGCGATACCTATATTATATAAACTCTTTGATAAAGGTTACTCTGTTATGGATATTCTTGATAATTATTTTTTATTTGTGAAAATTACAAATAACCTATCTGAAGATGAAAAATACAAGATTATTAAATTAATATGCAAGTATATTACTTATTTTTACAATATACATGAAGATGAAATTGAACTCGCGTTATTTACGAATAATTTAATTTCTATATTTAATTAGAATGACCGAGCAGCTATTTAAAAAAAATATATCTAATGAGCGTTTTTATAATTTTCTACAAGGATTTTGCGAAGAGGAGACGATTAACAAGACGAAATACTTCGTATTATCTAAAACTGCGTATAAAAAATTAAAATATAAGAATTTACTTCAGCCATTTTGTGAAGAAATGAGGGAGTATTATCATCATTCTAAATCAAAGTATGTTGATAATGTTAAAACTTTTAATAAGTTTGTTACTATCATAAGACAAATATGCACCGTAAATGATATAGTATATATAAGTAAGGCTATATATATTAAATCTGTTTATGAGCCAGTATATTACATACTTACCGAAATTCCGGATGCCAGCACCAAGTATTTTCCGAGCACATTGTTGCTTTCTAGTACCTGCTGCGAAGACATTCTGGATAGCCACGAATACTTCGACCTCAGCAGTAGTTCATTATCCGGAATGTAAATACCCAACATAGAATCGTGAAACTCTATGAATGTGCTTCCCATTAACTCGTCCAATGTTACTAGTTTTCCATTATTATCACGCCCACCCAAGTATTCGGACGTTATAATATTAATACCCTGCCTCTTTACCTTTTCATTTAACCACATTTGTATTTCGCCTGTAAATACAGACTCTGATGTAGAGTCTTGAGAGATTAACGTTTCCAACATGTTTATGTAGCATTTCATAGTTTGGCTTTCTTTCGCACACCCCATTAGTTTCGTGCTAGGATAATAATTGTCGCGAGTCTCCATATTACATTCTGGCGTATTAACATTATTTGTATGTAATAATTCACCAACGAACATTTTATCATCTTGAATTCCAGTATTATATATATATTTTAGACTGTCTAAACATATGAACGAATCGGGCAACAACATTCCGCCGTAAGTATCTAAAATTTTAGCTATAGCTAGCTCTCTTATGTTTGATTTAATTGGGTCAGCTACTTTATGAATATCAATATTCCAGTTTGGTATTAAATCTGAAAAAGACTCATCATTTATCAAACAAATATTAAAGTCTGATCCACACTTGTCTATAATTGTCTTCAGCGTCAGTTCTTTATATGGTTGGTTTAAATCCTTGGTATTTCTAGAGTAAAAGTCAACCCAGTTGCGTGCATTAACCTCATATTTAGAATGAATCCATATAATCGGTAATTTACTGTCTGGAAGCTTTTTGAGAAATTCATCCGTATCATTCAGTAAATATTTTTTAACAATCTTGTAATGGTCGTTTTCGTCATCTAAATATTTACGTTTAAACTCGTTATAAACTATCCCTAAGAGAGATAATACTACAAACGTATATAATAAATTTATTGTTTTCATCGTATATTATTATTTTAGATTATTATTATTTGTCTGTTATTTGTCTGTCTCTTATTTGTCTCTTATTTGTTTGTTAATTTATATAAATTAGTCATAAATTTAGAGTTCATATTCTTATAAACTTCGTCTTGTTTAGCCAGCGAAAATGCACGTTCTGTATCTGTTCTTATTTCTCTCTGTTTATCTTCGTGTAGCATATCTTTGGAATATGATAAAGATGGAGGGGCTATTTCTTGACTTGCTCGGTGATTTCGCAATTCCTCTTGATTTTTGTAATTTCGTCTCATGTCGCCTTCTGTTACGGGTATTACATTCTCACGATGTGCGTTTCGCAAATCATCATATCCTAATGAGCTAAATAAACCAGAACTGTAACTATCAGGTGCATCTCCTAGCAAATCTGCAAATGTATTATACTCGCTAGTATTATCATTGAAATGTCTGCTTGAAATAGCATCACTAGCTATTTGTTTCTTTTTGCGAAAAACATCATTCATATTCTCCTTTGTAGTTATAGTAGTATCAATATCCTCATCAGACTTTAACCAGTCACCGTATCCTCTCTCAGAATCCTCGCTTTGCACGTTATATTTGTCAAATAACTCATTAAATACCTTGTTAAAATCATCCTGTTCGGTAAGTTTTTTAAAAATCTCATTATTGTCTGTTTCGTCTACCATATACTCAGTAGAACCTTTACCTTTTACTCTAAACTCGTGAATTGAATAAATAATTTTATATGCTTTTGAGAAAAATAAAAAATACTCTTTATCAAGATTACTTTTATCTGGATGGGTTTTCAATACTATTTTTTTGGCATTTTTTAAATCAGACTCTGTAAAATCGTATGTTAGATTAAATAAATTTAGTAAATCATTTAGCTCATAATTATCTAAATTTAAATCTATTGAATCCATTATATAATATAAATTTTTTTATATAATGATTTTTAACATACAATATAGTTTGCCTTTATTTTACATCGTTGAATGTTTAAAATGCCGATTTTCTAATATTTAGAGAATTAATAGATTTTGTAAATTTTAGTTAATTTATAAAATTGATTTACGCCCTTGAACATTTTAAACACCTACCTTTATAAATTTAATATGAATTTTTCCAAATGTTCACTCGGATTGGACGTTCGTATTAAAGATAAACGAAACTTTATTGCGAATCACAGTTATGAATTGGACCAAAAGGAAACATTGCAGTATAGCGAAATTGATGATAATAAAAAATGTGAAATTTTTGGTATACAAAAAAGTAATATAGATTTTATTACTCAAAAAAAAATGACTGGATGCGGAGAACACTATTACCCCCTTGCGAAAGACTTTAATGCTAAAAAAATAATTGGTAGTGATAGTGGTTGGAATCGAATACCTGTATCTGGAAGTAATCAAAGTTATAAAAAAACTCCCGAACATATGCTAAAGGTAAATAAATGGTTAGTATATTGTAATAGTAAAGGTGCAAGATTATATCATCAATTAAACGAAACCCAATTTAATTTTATAAATGACCTATTTAAAAAATTAAAGGAATTACATTTGCAAGGTTTTAACGAGTTAAAACAATTAAAATAATCAGCATTTAAAATGTTCAAATGTGTAATAACAATATAGTTGAACTACATAGTCGCTGCTTTTATTTGAATTCTGGAAAAAAACTCGTTTACTTGACGCTCGTCCGCACCAGTAACCGAGTCGGAGGGAATAAACCAATGTTCTTTCTCCCGGCTATTCTGTTGGTAATATGCCAGAAGTGCCGGAATACCATTCACCATTTTCTTACTCTTTAATGCGAAATATAAATCCACAGTATCATCAATATCCAATTCCACTATTACAAAATTACTCGGAAGTTTTTGGAACCAACTATCAACTAGCGGTTTTATTTTTTTACATGGATTACACCAATCAGCGGTGAATTTAAGAACAATAACATTATTTCCGATTCCTGAAAATAACGTTTTAAATCCAGGAACATCTAATTCCGTAACGATCTCGCGAGAAGCCATTATATAATACCATATTTTTTGTTTATATGAATTATATTGTTTATATGAATTCTATAAGCGCTCTACTAGAATTTCTAGCTCTTTAATATCGGTTTCCTGAAATTTAACATGCGATTCCCAAAAATATTTACAATAAGCCCATTCAATCTCATAGTCTTCGCTATAGCTAGCATTTTGTTCATTTAGTAGTAGCTCTTGTAATTTTTCGGGAACTAAATAGAGACTTTTTCTAGGAATGACATAGCTTAATTGCACTAATGGATGTACTGGATCTGGAGGTGATGTCTCTATAAATGTAACATCAAACGCAGGAATATATTTAATCAAATCCTTAAGAAGAGGAGGATAATTATATTTGTAACTCCATCTCCAGTTACAACACCCTGTTGTATAATACTTAAGAGTCCATTCAAGTCCCTCTAAATAATTCACACATATTTCTTTGCGACGATTGTCGTCTATTTTAACATCAAAG